GCCATTACAGATCGCAAAATCTGTTCAGCGTGTTCGAGAATCGCTGATCGAACCATCGGTCGTCGGAACGAGGCTTTTGCGTGCAGCGTCGTCGATGACGCCCTTGACCCTCGGGGTATTGAGGCGGAGGTGGCCACGGGCGGCTGTGTGCTGATTAGCCCCAATGGCCTCAGGGCGCTCGCTGAACTGCTCGCTGACACCCCGCGCCCTATTGTCAGCCAAGGACTAGAAACCGATCATGCAGAATCCGCTTGACAAGTTTTGGACGACCGCGTCGCTCGCCCGTCATTGGGATGTGAGCCAGAAGCGTGTACAACTGATCGCGGCCTCGCGTCGCGTCAAGCCTGATCTCGTGGTCGGGCGCACTTACTTCTTTTCGACCAAGACGGCGCGGCTGCTCACGCCCGATGGTCGCTTCCGCCACAAAGGCTGGGGCGAGGTCAAGCCCCTTCCCGATCTTCCGCCTGTTTCTGCGCAAGTGGAGTAGGGTCCACCTCAATCACCAGACGATGCTCCTCGACACCACTATCAGCCTCGGCGTCGCTCCTGTTGCTCCTGCCATACCTCTCGCGCGCGTACAGGGCAGCCACGGCTTTGCGTGTGTCGATGCGCAACTTGGCCCGTGAGACCGCAGCAGGGTTACTAGCCTCGCCAAACTGGTTGGTGAGCGTGTCGTTCGAGTCGTCGTCGGCGATGTCTTGGCACTCGTCGATCAGGACATCAGCCCGCATCTCAAGGGCGATGTCCATCTGTCGCGTGAACTCGGCAACCTGTGGGTCACAGTCTGGCTCGCGGCCCATCATGCGCCACCGCCAGACAATCCCGCAGTTGGGCATCCCCTCGCCCTTGCAAATGCTCTTGATGCTCTCACCCCGACACACACGCTCGACGATCTTTTTACCTACTTCCGGGTCGTAATAGCACTTACCGCCTTTTTTAGGTGTGCCGAACATGCTCAGGTTCCGAGCCCAGCAAGCAGGTTTGCTGATGTCACACCGATAGACGGCGACGCCGGCGTGGCTGGTCCGGTCGGGAGCCAGATACCAATATGGTTTCCAGCATCAGCGAGGCCAACCACTGCCATGCCGTTCGACCCCGGGCTCGACGCTGCGATTGACTTTCCGAACGCCGCTGCGAGGTACGCGCCGTATGGCTTCTCGGTCACGACCGCTGTGTCTGCGAAGACCTGCGTGTCATCGACGACCCGCCCGGAAGTCCCGGCGAGCGTGCCGAGTGTCCACTGGATCGTTGCAGCCAAAAGACAGGCGTATTGAACACGAGAATCACCACGCTCGATATTATGGACTCCGCGCGGCATGATCTGCTTGACCAGATAGACGCTGGTGTTCGCCAGCGAGTTCTCTGCGCCAACGCCTGACAGAATCGCCTCAATCGACTTGTACCCGTCGAATGGCAAGAACCCCGGAGGAAGTGCGGTTCTCAGGATGATGCTATCTTCGCTCGGCTTAGCCGTCTGTTGAGCGTTGAACACCGGTCGCATACTACGGACACCGATACCGGCGGCGATGAGTTGGCTTGCCATCACGACTCCTTTGTTTCTTTTTTACCTTTGGCCTTAGCCACAATCTTGACCGCAAGCGGATCGGCAGCCTGTGCTTTGATAATCGTCGCTGCGTTGGTGGCAAACGATTCCCGCATGGCCGGGTCGAGGGTCTTAGCCTGTTCAAGCGATTGGACAATCACAGTTGCGGCACGGGTAACCCTGCGCCTCTGCCAGACCATGCCGGCTATGCCGCCGCCCAACAGGAACAGCGAGCGGTATGGCTCTGGTGCGCTGGTGGCAAGAACACCGATCGGCGTCTGTGAAAAGTCGTTCGCTTCGCTGAGGTACAGTTCACCATTGGCGATCGCCGTCTCATATGCCTGCGCCCTGAGACGGGACTCCTCGATCGCAGCCTCGATCGCCAGGCGGGCTGCCTCTTCTTGCGGTGTGCCCGTGCCCGGCTCTGGCAGGGCGTCAAGACGAGCCGTCAAGTCTGCTATGTGTACGCCCTCCTGTGACAGCCGGTCCTGCATGGCTGTGATCTGGGCCTGGATGTCATCCGTCGAAACGCACCCGGTCGTCATAGCAAACAAGCAGGCGAGGAACAGGGTAACAACTATGGTCATGGGTTTCATGTCATAAGTATATCACCAAAAGAACCGCCACGGGCGCTACCCGTGGCGGTTCCACAAAGAGGAGAGAGAGATGAATGGCCCGGGCGGGGCCAGTGACACCCACCCAGGCCCTTACGATCTACACCTGTGCTTCTGATATAGATCGCCTCGAACGGCGAAGGGCTCCGGCTGCTTGTTCTTACCGAAAACACGGTATGCAACCTCGGGCTTGGCGTCGAGCAGAACATACTCGGCCCTCCGAGCCCCTAAATGCCTCACGCGCAAGACCTCTTGTCCGCACTTGTGGCACCGGATGAGCCCGACCCCGCGTTCACTAGACACCCTCTTTGGCATCTCCTCCCCCCATAAACACTTCGGAAACCCACTTCCCACGCTTCCACCTCAACACATGGAGCGGGCACGGCCCATAGGTAAGCCAAAGTTTCCGATCGTGCTTGAACTTGTCGGTCTCAACCCCCTTGATGTCTTCAACCCAGACACGCCCCTGCCTGTCGATGATGAGGAAGTCCGCGATATACCTGTTCTCGGGCACGCCAAGGCGGAACCTCGGCTGGCTATACCAGAACCGGAGTTTGCCAGCCCGGAACAGGGCGTCCAACTCACGGGCCCTTGCGGCCTCCGCCCGCGAGGCGTACTTGACGCCGTCAAAGACCGTTGGCCGAGCACCGTATTTATGTGTCCTGCGGTGTATCAATCGAACTCCCGCCTGGCCATATCGGCAAGTTGCGTCGCAGCCCTCGCAGCCTTTTTCTTGTTCAACTCATCAGCGAGCCGGCGTGCTAAAATGTCCCGTTCTCGGTCGTCGCGCGCCTTGTGTTCATCCCACCCTTGAAGAAACGCCTCTTGGAGACTTGATTCTTCTGCGAGCGACGCGCTCCGCTGGGAACCGTCCTCATAGGCCCACCATCCGCGAGTGTATGCTCGCTCATGCGCAACAATGCTGATCTCTGTTGTTGACATCACGACTCCTCTTCGACTATCCCACGAACCTCATCTTCCATGGCGGCCCGGCGAGACTCCAATGTCTCACCAGTGATCGACCGCATAGCCGTCGGCTCAATCTCGTCAATCGTGTATAGGCCGAGGAGAACATCCGGGAACAGTGCGCGTGCCGCTTGAGTACATGCCTTTTGCCGCAACATCACCTTCGGTGCTGTTGACCACGGCATCTTCGGGTTCTGGTTCCACTTACCCATCAATACCGCATCTCCAACCTCAAAAGTCCGGATACACTCCTCACCACCAGTGCGGCGCATTGTAATAGTGATGCCCGCGTCCATTGGCCACTTGCCGACGGGTGTGCCGGCCTTTGGCATGTTAAACTCCTCCTCGTGATAACTTTCGAGCAATCCGCTCGATCGGACCAGTGCCATCGGGCCGGTGCCCCAGAGTGTCAGTTGCCCCTCGACGATCGTGATCTGCCGCAGGGCCGCAAGCGCCGACATCCCGAGTTCCATGCCGCACTGAATCACTGTCGCATACTGATCGGGAGTTTTCAGGTTCTTGGCCAAGCCCGAGCGGCAGTACATCGAGGCCATCCACATGAGGCCGTTGCCATTGCTGGGCACGAGCCCGTTTTCGGTCCACCGGACCGCATCGGCTGACCCCCCGGCTTTCATGGCCAGCACATACGCCTTGATCTGGTCCGGGTTCAATCGCGCAAGGTCCGGTCCTGTCTCTCCTGGCTGCCGGGGATCAGGCTTGCGGGCAACCAACCCTGCGGCCGGCCTGTCTGGCTCATTGCCTTCCTTCGCGTCGTCGAGCGCCAACTGCCGTTGCAGCGTTTCATAGTCAAGTTCCTCATCTTTTTTCTGTTGTTCATCCATCGTCGCCTCCCACTGGTGTTACCTGTCTTGCAACCTTGACCATCGTGTTGTACGATCGCCGCGGTATACACCGCGCCTGGGGTGGACCCATGACTATGCCTCCATGTTATCGCGCAGTTCGATCGGAGCCTGCATGGAATCCGGGACTAAGTCCCATGGCCTCATGCGGGTCATTAGTACGCCACTTGGCTCGCCAAGCAGCGTCCCGTCTTTCTTCCATGCGGCATACCTTTGGAGGGCCACACAGCATTTTTTCCATCCACTTTCGACCGACTCTTGGTCGAGTTCATACACCCGGACGAGCATGGTTTCGGGGTCTACGCATATGTGCGCGAAGCCCGGTACATTGGACGAAAGCCCAGTTCGGATACACCCTCGCTGGTACCACGCATTTTGGAAGTCCCAGCCGAGGTTGCCGGCCTGCCGCGCGAACTCATCTTGGTGCGTACAACTTGTGACCTTCAAGTCTGCGATTCCAAAGCGTGGGATCAACCGGTCAATACGGGCCTTGCACTTGACGCCCATGTCCGTCCAGAACAGCGATAGTTCGTTGTGGGCCCCGGGGCCGTCAATCAATGAACGGGCGACGCTATCATCGCGCACAGCCTGTGCAATCGCAATCGAATGGTCGCGCCAAACCAACGGGGCAACAAACCTGCCGGGATGCAATGATTCCTGCTTCTGGAAGGTCTTGGGCTGTGGCATCATCGCCATTTTATCAATCCACACAACCTCATCATCGACCCGATCCGGCTCCAGAAGTCGCATGTGGACGAGCGTGCCGAGCCGCATCTGGGCCGTGTACTCAAACTTGCGGCTGCTCATCAGGTGAGCGCCCAATTTGGCTGACCTCCAGAAGTGCTTGAGCACGCTCTGTTGGCAGGCATCTACTGCAAGGTATTGCTCGAACGACATGTTTTTGATTCGGTCATCCATCTCTTGTGTCCCCTTGTGTCCTCTTGTGTCCAATCGAAAGCCAGCCGGTGCTGCTACGCCACCATGCCGTCTTCGATGACGACCCCGCGAGCATCGCCGTCTGAAACTGTTTCAATCCATATCTGGGCACCGGATTCATCGGCCATCCTGCCAATCGTCGCCATTGACTCGGAGTCGAGCAGAGAGCCGTCCCGGATCAGTATGACCTTGAGTTTCGGGTTCATTGCCAGCCCCATGGCCACGCTTACCTTCAACTGTTCCGCTGACGAAATCTGGTCGAATGGTGTCCCGTTGTAGGTCACCTCGCCATCTTCGAGCCCGAGCCCCGGGATTGGCATGTTCGCGTTTTCGATCATCTCGACACGCATCCCGTCGATCTGGTTGATACGGCTCGACCGGTCGTCTGATTCCTTCTGTGCTTTGGCTGCCTGTTCAACCAGATCAGCACGCTGGTCTCGCAGCCGGATCGAGGCGTTGATGTTCTCGGCGCTTGCCATTTCACTCTCGACAGCCTTGATGTCGGCGTAGCCGCCTATGGACTCTCGTTGTTTTTCCAGTTCCATTATCTTCGCGTTTTGATTCTCGATGTCGGCCCGGCAGGCTTCGATCTCTGATTCAAGTTGCTTTATGCGCTCAGCCGCACTGGAAACGATGTTCATTGATTCCTGTATCTTCGCACCGATCAGGTCGAGTTTTCGGTTGCTTTCCCGGATCGAGCCGGCGGTGACGATCAGGTCTTGAATGTTTACCGGGCCTCCGTCCGGGAACCCGCCATCCGGGACGGCGATCGCGGACGCCTGTGCCTCAAGTTCCTTGACCCGGCGTCTGACGATCGTTCGTTCCTCGAACAGGCGTGCCCGCTCGGCATCCAACTCGGTCGTGTCGATGCCCGCCAGTTCTCTGAGCGTCTGGGCCTGTTGCTTTGGCGGCATCCGAGTGAACGCCAGCGGGTCAAAGGAAAGAAGCCCGATGATGTCGTTGAGCGCCGCCTGCGCTTTTCCGATTGACAATCCATCTGGCGTCTTAACCGTCAAGGTGCTGCGACCGTTCCGCCACCGGCGCTCGACCTCCAACTCGACTTCGGTGTCGCCGAGATACCCGCGTACGAACGCCGTCTCTTGGCCATCCCTGATCGGCTTACTGGGCACCAGCCGCTCGCCGCCAAGCAGATATGCAATGGAGTCAAGCACGCTCGACTTGCCTTGTGCGTTGCGGCCCGTGATCTCGACGATCGAGCCCTCGGGAGTGATCGACACGGCCTTGAGCCGCTTAATGTTCTCTGCTTCAAGTCTGATGATCTGCATAATGTCTCCTTTTTGTTGCTCAACTATACACCTATGGCTACACCCGTCAACAAACATTGGACCATGGCTTCTGGTTGCCTGTTGGTGATATCAGCGGTTCTTGGCGGCACGGCGGAGGGCTTCGAGCCTCCTCATGGCACACAAGGTTGATTGGTCGTCAGTCTTGGCCGGCGATGGCGCTGAATAGCCCTGTTGCTTGACCCACTCATTGACCTGATAGGCGACTTGCCTGACAGTCCGCCCCCGGTTGTACCGCTTCTCGGTCACGCGAGCGTTCATTCTTCCCGACAATCTGGAGATGACTGTTCCGACACCCGTACGACTACCATATGGCCCCGCCTTTGCTTGAGATGTTTTGTATACAAGAGGGTCAGGCTTAGTACCTTGTGTGCCATGGTGGCACCCGTTGCTCGGCGCGCGACAAATCGCCGACAGCCGTGCCTTGACCTCCCGTGACAGCCATCGTCGCAGGGCCTTGTAGGAGACCCTGTATCGGGCCAGTCGCTTCCCGTAGCACTGAATGTACTTCTTGCGGATCAGGATTCCCGCCCGGCACAGGGCTTTGAGAGCCCGTGTGGCGGTCCTGAGACTCACACCGGCTTTCTCTGCCACGCGGGCCCTCGACGGCCAGAGATAGCCGCCAGCAGGCCCGAACGAGCAGATAGCCCGGAGCACCGCCCGGGCGGTCGATGCGCTCACCTTGACTTTCCGCAGGCCCTCGGCCACCACAAGGTCTGGTATGCGGGCCTCGGTCACGGCTACCCGTTGGGCATATGAGAGAGACCCCGCTTGATTCGGGCGGTTCCAATGAGTATCGTGCATCGCATATTCCTTTCGCAGAGGAAACCTGTTGTGAGGACAGAGCCGCCTTGGTCCACAAGACCAAGGCGGTTTTTATGTGCTCACGAGGCCCTTGTTATTTTTGTTCCAGCCTTGTTTCCATTGTCTCGATGATATTGACCAGTCTTCCATGCAGTTCGTGGTCTATTGCCATGTGAGACCGCATCTCCCGCATGACCTCGTGCCCCTCTTTTTGGATCAGGTGAAAATCCTCGCCAATCTTGGATAGCGTCTTGAGCCTCACAGCCTCGGCCTCGGACTCGGTCTTGAGCCGTCGCTCGTCGGACTCTCGCATGTGGCGCAGGAACAGGTAGACGACGACTACGAGCAGCCCGAGCACAGGAGCCTGTGCAATCAGATCGGCCATGCCCAAACCGCCGGTCACAACGCCCAAGGTGTTTAGCGGCGTCCACAGCGAACCAACAATGAGAACGGAGTGCATAAAGGGGCTTGTCACGAAACCTCCAACTCATCTGCCGGCCTCCTGCCTCAGTCGCTCGTTCACAATCTCATCACGAACCTCGCCATAACTATCACGGAACGCCTTTCGCACCGCATCATACTCACGCTTGCCCGGGTGATCGAAGTCTAACCCCATGGCCATGAGTCGGCTAGCCGCTCGCTGTCCACCATCCCGGGTCAGGCGGTGGTACTCCTCATCGGTCATTCTGAACGAGATTGCCTTGCGATTGACCGAGGCAGTCGGTGGTCTGGGGTACAACGGCTCGGCGTCCATGCCAAGTTCACCGTTCTCTGCCGCGCGGTTGTAGTTGGCAATCATCAGGTCAAGCGGGTGGACATCCCCGACCTCGCTCACTTTGATCGGCATACCGAGCCGCCACGCAACCGCCAGAGCACCAGAGGAGCCCCACGGGCTGCCCCTGCGTATCTCGCGGCCCCAGATGTCCACGCGAGGCGGCGGAGCCCACTGGGGCAGAGGAAGGGCCGAATACGCAAGGTTCGAGCGGAAGCCACCCCACCACCCATCGTCTTGTCGCCGGATCGTCGTATCACGGAGCCCGGGCTCCAGATTGCGGAGCGGTTGCTTAATAAGGTTCGGCACCCATGCGGTCACGAAGTTCATGCCGACCCGGGCGACCGTGCTCTCCCGCCGGTTGTCGTCGGTCAGGATCGTCGTCAGGTCGCCGAGCGTCTGGAGGAAAGTCTTGTCCTTCATCTGGTCGAGAACCGAAGACCCGGCACGAGACATGGCCTCGATCGCGGCGTCCGAGTGCGACCCGTCGGTTTCGATGACCCGCCGGGCCTCGTTGATAAGGTCAACCGTTGTGGCCAATGTCACGGCCGCTGGCTCCAGACGGCGATATGAGTAATACTTGTCGTCGATGCGGACGCTCATCGGCGGTGCCGTGCGGTACTGGGCACCACGCTTGCCATAATCAGGCGAGGATGAACCGGTGATGATCGGCAGGTCATCGTCGTCGTCACTGCCACCGCCGCCAGTCAGCGCCCAGAGCAGCCCGAACACACCCCAGCCGAGGACTGCGAACGCCGCGTCGTTGACCATTCGGTCTTTCTCGACCCGGTAGTCCACGCCATCGGCCTTGAAGCCGAGCGAGATCATGCCAGTGCTGAGCGACCGCAACGCCAATGGAAGTGTGCCGAGCGGGGTCATCTTGAGGCCAAGTGCGAAGATTCGGTCTGGGACCGACACGAACGGCACGAGATACCGGAGCCCCGGCACGACCTCACGCGCCTTGAGCATCGCCTGACCGATGACGCTCGGCGTATCTTGGAAGGTGATTTCCTTGGCCGACCGCATGGCATAATCCCTGATCTGGTCGCGGACATCCGCGTAGACCTCGATCGCCTGATCGAGCGGGTAGCCAAAAAGGCTGGCGAACTTGTCCATGTCCAGTTCTGTAATGTCATTCTCGCTGGTCACGGCGATTTCGATGAACCGACCAAGGTCACGGCCAGACAGCCCCATGGCCCGGCCAACCCGGTAGGCCATGGCGTGACTCTCCATATTGCCGCCCATTGCCTTGAAGAACTCATCGAACGCCAACAAGGTGGTCAGGCTGGGCAGGCGGATGATCCGACCCTTGGTTCCCTTGATCGCCGCCCGCGACTCATGGAGTTCCAGTTTCGAGGTTCGCTGTGTATCGTCGAGGAAGTCCTCCATGAAGGTCGGGGCTTCCGTGCGGTAGGCCCGCAACAGCGCAGTGGTTCCCCGGACAATCCCGCCGAACATCGAGCCGTACATATGTGGGAGTTCCCCCACCTGTGCGCCTTTGGGGTCGCGTACGATCGTGTTGATGAGCACCTCAGTTGGTCGGACGAGCCCGAAGCGAATCGCCGAGTTGACGGTATTGCCCAGCGTGTTGGCCATATGGGTCTGTGGACCACTGAGGATCATCGAAAGGAAGAACTCAAAGACCTTGTCGCTAGTGGACGCCCGGACAGACGAGACGGTCCGCGCAACCTTCGAGGCGACGACCGGGTCGGACGCCTTGATCGGCGTGAGCGTCCGGGGATCGAGCCCCATCTTGGACAGCCGGGTGCGAATCTCATCGAGTTGTTCAGCCTGCTCGCGGATGATTCGGCTGCGGCGCTTTTCGAGCACCCGGGCGTCGTGCTCGTCATGGGTGTTGCGCAGTTTATCATTCAGTTTGAGCAGTCGTTCCCTCGCATCCTTGCCCGGGAGCGTCAACATGTTTGTGAGCGCGTTCTGCATCCGCTCCTGTGGCGTCATCACCTCGTCGCGGCGCTGGCGGAACGCCCGTGCTTGGACGGTGCCAGATTCCCGGTAGGCATCCGCGAACTGCATGGCCTGCTCCATCTGGTCAACATCGCCCGAGGCGAGTGATTCGACGGCCAGTTGGTTCGTGATTTCCTTAGCCATATAAGTTTCGGTCGGCCCGAACGGCACGCCCTGTCGCGCCATCTGGAGCAGAAGCCGTTGCTCTTTATCACGGTCGGCTTCGATTCGCCGTCTGGCCTCACTGCGGAACACAGTGTCCGGTACAACAGGTGGCCGGCCAGACCGGTTTCTGGCCTCGTCAACATCATCGACCAATGCCCGGGCAGCGTCCGTGCGCCCGGGATTGGCTAAGTCGGGACGCCCGCGAGTTTTCTTGGATGTCCGGGCGAACCGGACACTATTCTTGACATCAATCTGGTCGCCGATCTGGATGATCTGCTCAGGGTGGAACGCGATATAACTGTCGCCATAGTCGTTTACCGGCCTCCGACCAAGCGAATCGGAGTATCGGCTCCCCCATATGTCTGAGTTAGCATGGATAATACCGTCAATACCGTGCTGGGCGAGCACATTATTGACATCAAACATGCCAGAGCGAGCACGATAGACAGTGTTGTATATTTCACCTGGGCTAACCTTGCTCGGGTAGCGGAGCGTGATATCAAAATCCTCAAGTTCCTCCATGACAAGTCTGATTTTGCGCTCGTACTCCGACGAAATGAGTTCCCTCGCCGGCACACCCTTGATCGGCTCGCCATATGACAGCCGGATGCTTCGCAGAGACCGGAGCGTTGAGTCAAGAAGGTTTTTGGTGACTGGCGAGCCATACACACGGCCACGAGCCTTGAGCATCCGGCTGACCCGTGTGATGAGGTCGTCATTGACAAGACGGAGGATGTTGAGTGTTCGTTGCTCTATCGCCGGGTCCATGTTTCGGAGGTCAAGCGGCCTTCGGATATCGAGCGCGAATGTGCGGACGACGCCGAGTTTCTGCTCGGCGAACGCAAGGGCTACACGGCGGTCATCGGCAAGATAGATTCCAGCACCATTTTGCATCATACGGTTGCCCGTGATAATGATGTTCCCGTTCATGGATGACGAGTGTGGGCCGCCCTGATAGAGCGGGATCGGCAGGCCATTGACCGTCGCCAGCGACTTTGCCACCTTTTTCAAGACTCGTGGGGCGTTGATACCAAGTTTGCTGCTTGACAACTCTACAACACCGTCCCTAGGACCGGACCTGCGCGCCCACATGGTCTTCGGGGCTTGGAGGAGTTCTCGAACATCATCATTCAGCCGTATGCCCCATACTTCTGGCTTCCCGATTGCACTGTCAAGCACAACCTTCTCAACCTTCACCTTGACCGGCTTGAGCATCTTGTTGGCCGCCTTGACAGCCACGCGGTCGTACACCGTCTCATACATCGAGTTTGCCGAGAACGGGATTGGGTTGTCTGGAACATATGTTGCAGTCTCGCCGGGCTTGAGCCTGCGAACCAGATCGAGCGCTTTCTTGTCCGGGAAAGCCCGCTTGAAAGTCTCCTCGTCGTAAATAACAACATTCTTTTCAACGGTGCTGGCACCATCAAGGTTGACAAGAACAACATCACCCTCAATCGCAAACTTGGCATAGGGGTGGTCTTTTTGCTTGAACACGGCCTGTTTCATATGGGTCTCAAGGGCCCGATCATTGATCTCTCGCTGGGTTGCACCGGTGTTCCATGTGACCCAATCAGCGCCCGTATACGCCGCACGCTCAAGCAGATACTTGAGTGCAATCGGAACCCACGAATCATAATCATTGAACGGGAAATCTTTTATGGAGTTTCGCTGGGCATTGTTACGGATTCTATCACTCTCTATGCGAAGTTCGTTAGCGCGAGCGACATGTCTCGCCACATTTTCAGGGTTACTCACAAACTCATTGTAAACAGTATTCACAACATAGTTTGCGAGTATCGTAGCGCTCGACTTGCCAAGCCTGAACTCTCGTTTGTGTCCAAGTGGAACAGCGCGAAGTATATCATTGGTTATAGTGTCTCCGTGTTGACCATCCATCTCTCTGTGGTGAGCCCCGTAGATGTCGAACGGACCTTCTTTTCTAGATGATATGTGCTTTGATATAACATCAGGGTTTGTTGGCAAAATACTTGAATCTACACTACCAAGTTCGACAGGGGACTGCATGGGAATCCGTAACATATCTTCGATTCCGAGCAAACCTTTTACAGAGGATGCCATACTATTGACAGCAAAGTTGATTATCTTGTCGGCAAAGGTTTCGTCGGCGTGGTTGTAAACAAGGTCTGCAAGTTCGGTTATATCTTGATATGGATTTACTGAATAAAATCCGTTATCGGCAGTAAAGTCGCTTTCAACCGCACGCTTTATCTTCTCGGAAAGGCCGCCACCTGAAATCCTTTTCAACAATAATCGAATAGATGAAGATATCTCTTTGCGAACATCAGTGAGAGCATCTTTCATTTCATCGTTCTTCTTGTTTGCAGAAACCACCATGTCCCGTATGTCTGACTCTGTCAACCCCCTCGGGACAACACCAAGCCTGCGACCATCCACAAACCAATCACTTTGGAACTCATCACCATGGAGCGTTTGGACACCACCGATAGGCCTGACCGTCGTGCGAACATGCGCAAAGATGTTGTTCCCAGACCAATGGCCTTTGGTGTATAAGACTTCGCCACCGGGCGGTACGAGTTTGAGGAGGTGTTCTGTGTACGAGTGTTGTGTGCCGGCAAGCCGGTAGGACACTGAGCCGAAACTTGTACCTTTCTCCGCAATATCATAGAACAGCCCGGGCTTTATCCTCTCTTTAGCAAGTTCTTTTGTCTCGCCATCATCCGAAGCAGGAAGCGCTATATCTGTTTCGGTGCCATAGACTTTCCCAGCCCTCTCACGAAGCCAAGTGGTATAAATCTCGTTTCTTGCCTCCTCCCATGTGTCAAACGAGTTACCATTGTCCAGTGAGTACCCCTTATAGAAGGCAATATACTGGTGAGGCTCAGTGACATCAAGAGGGTCGTCCGGGTCGTCGATGATATGATAGATATAAATATCTTCATCATCATTAGACTCCCACTTCAATGCCTTTCGTCCACCAATTAAAATATTTTCGGCGTACTTCTCAGGCTCCCAAAAATCGTGGACATTTTGTGGGTCTTCGCCAAGGACGATATTTTCTTCGTTTACAAACTCTTCCCGGACCGCGACATAAGCATCATACCAGTCGCCGTATTGTCCTAGGTGCCGGCCATCATAATAAGCGTCGTAATCCGGCCCAAAGTCCTCGCCGTACGGTATCTCGATCCGGGCGTTGTAATGCGGAGATTCCCATGTCTTCCCGCGATACTCCTCTGCCGACTCTAACGCAGATTCGTAGAAAAAATCCCAAAACGGCCCGGTCTCGTCCTGAAGTTGACTCTCGATCTCCGCGCGGACAGCGTCCTCGATCTCACTATCGTTTTTATCGGCCCAATCCTCTACCGTGATCTCAGTTGCGTTGGGATCAAACAAGGTCGGCGGGCCGTCATAGGTCTCCATGAACCTGTCGAACAACTCTTGGGTCTTTTCTTCAACAAGTTCATCATATTCGGAGAGGTAGTCAACACGATCAATAACATCGCCACCATGCTGTATGTCGTCACGGGCGTTGTCGTAGACCATCGAGTCATCAATATCATGGAGCGTGTAATCGCTCTCGTCCATGGACAACTCGTCATCTGGGTCTTGGTTATAGTCTTTGTCCGGGTCGTACTTGATTTCGTCATAACTTGCTTGGTACTTCACGGACGGCGGCGGCTTGTCTGCCTGAATAATAACATAGACCGAGGGGATTGAACTCTCGATGATCTCAAGCATCTCCTCGCGCGTATATACCTGTTTGTCATCCACTCGGTTGTACGCGGTCTTCGAGTCGATATTGAGCCACTCAAGTTCCACGGACTTGATGCCCGGCTGTTTGCGCAGCCATGCCTTCCACTGCGACCCCGGGGCCTTTTTCATGTTTGAGTCGAGGATCGTGCGGTGGGCTTTGGAATACAGCGTCGGAAGCCTTGCCCATTTGACATCACTATCAGTCGGTATAAACACCGCTCCGTGGCCTGGCCGCAACAGCGGGCTTGATGCACCAATCGGAGTAAATGTTGGATAGACCGTCGTTGATGTGGTACGCCGATCAAGGCTCTCGGCGAGTTTGATCGCCCTTTCCGGGACGCCGGCTACGAGCGCCGCGTTGTTGATGATCTGCCGCTCCCGGGAGGCAGGTTTGTTTTTCGGGGTTGCATTAGCAGTCAGTGTCTTTTTCCCTGTCCCGTCAACAGGCCGGTCGCCGCGCCGTGCGAACTTAACATCGTCCGGCCCCGGGCTCTCTGGTGAGATGCTTCTCGCGGACTTGGCCGGCTGTTCGGTCGGGTTCGAGTCCGACCTTGCGGCCTTTTGGGCCGCCTGTCTCGCGGTCGGCCTCTTGCCGTGGATCGCGGTATAAATGAGGTTAGCCGCCTCGACGATCTGCTTCGAGTGCTCGAAGGTTCCGGCGTACCGGTCAGGCAGTCTGACCTTGATCCCAAGTTTTTTGGCCAGCCTTTTGATCGCCTCGACGAGCCGCGTACCGAGACCACGGTTATTGTGGTCCGCGAGTGCCTGGTGAAGCACTTTGACATCCAGTGGCCCCATCGCGCTGATGACGATCTCGGCGGCGACGGATGGCACCTCGGCCCTGATCTGTTGGTTACTGAACCCCTCATACCGTTCTCGGGCCTCAGTCCGGGCGGTCTCCATGACAGCCGGCGCGAAGTCTTCAAGCGCCTCCACGAGCGAGTTCCACTCTTTTGAGTTCTTGTCGGCCTCGGTTCTGAACCGCTCGTCAAGGTCATGGAGTTCCTCGTGAAACTGGTACGACTGGGTCGTCTTGCCCGGATCGAGTTCAGCGTTGAGGAAGATGACCGGGTCATACTGCCCGGGCACACGCGACAACAGGCCCGGGATTTCATTATTCTTTCCATCGACCCCGATCGGGACGCCGAACACGATGTTCGTTCCACGACTGCGGGCATCCTTAACGATCTCCTGCTGGTCCGGACGAAGTTCATCGACGGCCGGGAAGTGGACCCGTGCTGTCTCAAACTCGCTGTCTGGCCGACCGAGAGAGGCGACGATCGCATCTTCCTCGCGGGACATCTCTTTACCCCGCGTCTTGGAGACCGATTTGATGACCGGCTTGCGCTTGGGTTCAACAGCCTCCTGCGCAGCCTCCTCAGCGCTCACCGCATTAGGACCGTACTTCTGCTCATCGGTCCGAGTATCTTTGGCATCAGGCCGCGCAGGCTTCGGCTCGGCACTATCTTCGGCAGTGCCGTCCCGGGCCGCCCGAACACGCTTGAGCATGTCGCCATAGAGTTTGTCGGCTGCCGCCGTGTACCGCTGGTCGAGCGGGTCATTGGCCCACGCCTTTGTGACCTCTCGGTACTCGTCGGCCCTCGGGTACTCTTGCCCCGTCTCTTTTTTGTACAACTCCAGCAATCCGTCTGCATTATCTCGGGCGTCCCGGGCCATGCGGCGGACGCGGCTTTGGATGCGCAGGTCTATCGAGGCCCCGACGCCACTGACCAGGCCGCCGCCAGCCATTCCGATCGCAGCGCCGTACGCGGCGGCAACAAGCGTGTCCTTATCGGTAGCCCGGGACATCGCCTGCTCGGCATCCTGCAAGAGATCGCCTCCCCCCCTTCGGTTGAACTCGGCAATCACCTCGTCGCCGATGGTTTCGATGCCCTCCTGCAAGCCCTCGCCGACCGCACCTTTTGCAACCTTGCCAACAAAGTTATTGGATACAACCTCGATGGACTCACCGAGCGTCTGGCGGACTCCGGGTATCCGGATCAGCCCCCCAAGCAGGTACTCAGATGCAAAGGTCCACAGGCCACTCTCAAGGCCCTCAACCGCTGCCATGTCTGGTTGCCCATGTTCTTCGAGTGCATCCTGATATACCTGCCCAACCTTCGGGGCGGCGGCGGTTCCGGCGAACACACCGAGTGCGGTTGCTCCACGAGCACCAACCGACAGGCCGACTGATGCGCCACCGGTAGCCGCTGCAAGACCAACCTGCGCAGCAAGGCTTGGGAGCGACTCTGAGAAATCCTCAGCCATACCACGGATGCCCGTGGCGTCCGTTCTTTGTGCATTGTTAGGCCGAATGGCAGACTCTAACAAGTCGGTCTGAATCTGCGCATACGCCTGTGTCGCGTCGGTCAGAACGGTGTCGCCAGTAACGGACTCAAGCAGTGTCGCGCCGGCGGCGACAGCACCAGTGGTATTGGACATAATACGAGATGATCCACGGTAGAGCGCTTTGCCGAGGTCGGAAAGAAGCGGCCCGGTTTCTCTCTGGTCCGGGGTCGTTGCTTCTGTCGCGTCCCGCACGAACTTGGCGGCTAAGAGGCCGGCGCGGAGCGTCCGGCTCAGCCGGTCATTGCCTTTTGGTGTAATCTTGGCCCGCTTGTCGATGTCCGGGTGCCGCTCAACCCTCACCCCATCGAACGGCGAAGGCTGGCCACCGGCAGGGATCACCGACTCAAAGGCGGCCAAGTCCTCTGGGCTCAAGAAGGACGAGAAGTCAGGTATATCACTTGCCGGCTGTGGCACGAATATGCTCCGCATACATCTTCATAATGTTCTGGCTCAGCGCCCGGATTTCCTTGTCCGCGCGGCCCTTGTTCATGCTTGCAAGTTGTGACATCACCGGGAGCGAGGCAACTTGGTTCTCAATCCGCTTGTATATGAGGGCTAAATCCCCCTTCGACCCCCGAACAGTTGAGTCGAGTTGCTTCCACCACTTCGTGACATCACCCTGATTGAACTGGCCCATCGTGCCGAACGCCTGCTCGACGCCAACCCTCGAAGCCTCTGCGGCCTGCGCGCCAAGTTCAGTTACATACTTGATCTCGATTCCGCCGGGCATGGTCATGCCGCCGCCGAGATACTTGCTTGGTGTCTGGGCGTTCACCTGTGGACCTGTGGTTGTGCCAGATACCCTCCCGAATGGGTCGGACCCAAGACCAATGTTTTTGGTGGCCAATGTTGTCAGCGCCCGCTCAACATCATCAAGGTCTCTTATGCCCGCCCAAAGCCTTCTACCTTCCTCGGTACTCAAAATCGCTTCCAGCCGGGAGATTCTGTCTCGCGCCCACCCAATGTCCTTGTATCCAGACTCAACCGAGGCCGCGAGTGTGTGGGCATACGCCGCCAACTCTGGGTCTCCATCCTCAGTCACATACAACTCTCGCAGACGAGCGGCTTGTTTTCTGTATCGCTGAGCCTCAAGTGCGATAGAGTTCGACTGAACCCACAGTGACATGAGGGACTTGTGGACATCATCCGGCATCCACTTGGTCATGGCAAGAAGCGGCTCGGAGTCCGCCTCGTCGATGATCCCCTCTTGTATTGAGAGTTGAATAAGCGACTCAACAGATGCGATTCTCTTTTGAGTCTCGAACTCGCCCTCCATCATCTGCAACGCTTGGAGCGTCATGTCCGGGCTTTGGGCTGCGTCAAACTGATCGAGCGCACCGCTGAACTGATCTCCAAACAACTGCTTGCCGAGACCGACGAGCGCGGAGTTCGCACCGCGCTGCCGGCGATCCTCTCTCATCTGTTGGCCGATCGCCAAGGTCGGACCCATCGACTGCGCAGCGCCCTCGGCGGCGCGGCCAAGTACTCCACCCCTGTCGGTACGATCAATTACGAAGGCCATGGTCTACTCCTATGCGAATACGCTACCGCCTGTAAATGGTGCTACATAATCTCCAAGGCCAAAGCCGCCTCCCCCACCCCTCCCACCCCCAAAGATTCCGCCTAAAAACCCACCAAGCCCACCCGCACCCTCGATCGAGTTGCCAAGCAGCCCACCGAGCATCCCAAAATTCCCAGCCATGTTATTTGGCGTGTAAATATCTTGGACGCTCGAAAGCAGATCGACAAACCGCTGGTTCATATCCACTTCGGCACCAGCACGGCGCTCTTGGAGCGACGCCTGATCCCCCATGAGGCCGCCACGGACTTGTGCCCGCTGGAGAGCAAGAGCCGTGAGCCGTGCGCCCTGTTGTTCGCGTATCGCTCCGATCGCGCGGCCTGTGTCCGAGGCAAGGGCCCGTTGGAGGTTGCTGGTCACCGACGACGACCCAAGTCCCCTTCCGACAGCGCCTTGAACAATAGAACCCTCAGCGGCGGTCGCCTGATCTTGGACCGCCTGCTCGGCGTATTTTGTTCCAGTCCGAGCCTCGTTCTCAGCACGATCAATGTCGCTCAACACAAGGCGGGACCGGGCCTTGAGAATATCCTCAGACCGGCTGAACAAGATGCGTTGCCGCATCGAGGCCGACCGGAGAAACCCCATAGCCTGTTGGAGCCGGAGTTGGTTAGCGCGGTTCGCGGCGTCTTGGCCGTCATCCCCGAGCAGGCCGCCGAGGATATTGCCACCGGCCATAAGTGCTGCACCCCAAGGAAAAGCCGCCATGATATCTCCTATAGCCCAAGGGCCGTTTTGAGTGATGAAACATCCACTGTGAGTTTACCGCTCCCATCGAGTTTGAGGTGATCACCCAGCGATATCGAGACCCGTTGTTTGCCGCTGATCTCCAAGGGCTTGGCATACACGAGGTCCGGGCTCAGGTTCGCCTGAGCGTTTCGGCGGTTCCTCGGGTCGTTCGGCCCGAGACTCGGTGCCAGCCGGCCATACGGCTCTGGTCCCGGTGTTCTGGTCATCTTGCCCTCCCGGCCAACTGCCACTGAGCCGCAATCTCCTCGATCGCAAACCGCTCGTTCACAGTGCTGTTCCCGATCTTGAGCCACACATATGAGGCCTTTACTCTATGCTTGAGCCCCGAGTTCCGCCCGGCGGCAACCGTGAAGGTCTTGAAGACCGGGCCCTCATTCTCGGCGTTTTCAGAAGCAAACAGTTCGACCGTGGCCCCGTTCTGGCCGGGGCTAAGAGTGATCTCCCAGTCATTCCACCGGACCCGGGCGTGCGCCTCCTGTGGTTGCAGCGGTCCGATGACGACAAATGCGTCGATCGCGCTCCCATCGTCGCTCGTGGCGTCCCGGTCCCATGCCCGGAGGTATCCATCGCCACAACCCATCAACAGCACCCGGTCGTCCGGCTCGTCGCCATCGACCACGAGGATCGCCGTCGGGTCGAGCGAGGAGAGTGCAAACTTGTCCTCAAAGAGCCCGTCCGTCGGCCTTTCCCACACCCAGTGAGTCAATGGGTCGGCAGCGGTCGTGCTTGCTGCGATATGGAGGTCTGGATCGAACGCGCCCCCAAAGTCGCCACCGGGATTCACCGGCCCTCCAGATGGGCTAGCCGGCGTCGGGCTGGCCACAGGTGACGCAGTGGGGCTCGCTCCGGGCGATGCCGGGGGAGAGGCTGTCGGCCCGGACGGCGAGGCCCCAACTGTGTCGATCGGAACGACAAACATGTGGACTGTTTTGTCCTTGTCATTCCACGCCATGCGGACGGTATAAAAGTCGAGGTCGATCGAGTCGAGACGACGATCCAACCGGTTGTCGCTCACGAGTTCCGGCATCCACCGCCCGGGCACCATGCGGTACAGGCCGCCGCGCGAACCAAAGAAGTAGATGATCCCAATGTCGTCCATGCACCACGCACGCCCGAACGCGCCGCCGATCGAGTTCGTGATCGAGTCGAGTTTTCCGTTCGCCATCGGGTCACCGGTCAGGCGATAGATCGAGTGGTCACACAGGATGATGAGCAGGTCGTCGTTGTACGGGATGAGGCCGTTGACGATGTCGGGTACCTGACCGGCAGAGGCCACTTCGAGACTCACGGCTTGCACGGCACTGATGACCGGCGGATATAAGTCCCAATCGAACGGGTCTCCGACCTTGCTCATATAGATATTGCCGCCCTTGCCCTCGGTTCTTGCAAGCACGAGCCGGCCACGCCACGCCTCTATAAGTCTTGGTCGCTTCGGAAGCGTTCCACCACTCGTTGCCGACCACGCCTCCATCGTGTCAGTGTCCGGGTCGTAGTACCACTGATCGCGCCCATCGACAAAGAACGCATTTTCGTTGAGCACCGCACCACGGGCAACCCGGGCAATAGCACTCGGCGTAGCGCCATTGTTTGTGATCGCCGTTACCTCGGTTGCGGCTCCGCGAACAATCTTCTTGAACACTCCCCCCCCAAGACCAATGATCCGCTTCTCTCTTGGTGCCCCAAGGCGGACACTCGCATCGACGAGCCGCAACTTGAACAGTGTTGGCTCTTCGTTGCCCGGGGTGTCATGGTCGATACCGAGGTATACAAACTCGGGCTCTCCAATGGATTCGCGCTCAGGGATGTCGCTGATCGTGTCGAGCGAACACACACGCCCCCACATATATGAGACATTGGGAGACGCGCCTGTGATCGGGCACTTGAACTCCCACTCGGTCGTCCCCGCACTGGTGATCTTTCTGATCGAGAAGTCGTCTCCGCCCGGAGCCCCGGACTTGACGGGCACATACAGGTTGTGGTCAGAATCTACATCGAGCCGGATTGGCAGGATGTCATCCTTCGAGTCGTTTGACAACTTGGGCTGCTGCTCGGCGAGTTCATAGGTTCCAGCACCAGAGTCGTCGGCGGTGAACCCCTCGTCTTTGATTCGGCGCAGCGTGATCGAGTTGTCGGGGCTGGCCACCAAGAACCCTCGACCAATCGTGTACACCCACTCGTCTCGGACGCGCACGCCATAGCCATAGCCGTTCCCAACCCGCGCCCAACGGAGGGAGCCAGAGCCGGACCCGAACTTGGCAAGAATCTCACTGGTCGAGTCGAGTTTTCGGGCCTCAGAGGTGTCATCGGTCGAGTTCGGGCTCGCGCCACTCGCCCCATGCCCCGGGGGGGCCGCCCGGTATGCGTGCCCGGTCGCCAGTTTGTCCTGTTGTCCATACCGATGCGCGAGATAACCCTCCAACTTGGTGATGTATTCTGTGCCATCCGTGTACTCGGCAGGGTTCCCGTTCGGACTCGCCCCATTTGCAGGCCAGATATACCTTGGCGGCGTGATCGGCGAGGGCTCGGCGTCCGGCCCGGCAGCCCCGAACGGTGAGGCGAGCGTCGGCAGGTCATACGCACCACTAATGACCACCATCTCGATCAGGTCGCCCTTAAAGTGCCCCCAGTTTGTCGCCTCCCCGGCGTACACCGAATAACCAAACTGAACACCGGTATCAACACGGACATCATCAACGGTAAAGGCGTCGATGGTCTCGCCGTTGACACGCAAAAACGAGTAACCAGCGACACCATCATCATGTGAGGTTGGGGAGTATCCGAACGAGACAACACAGACATCTGGGGCGCGAAGCCGCCCGTTGCCGGCGTTGAGGATATTGCCCTGCCGCGTCTGATTCGGGTCGGTGCTGTCGGTGTCGGATGGTCCTGGGTCAGAGAACCCGAGCGACAAGCCGCGTCCGTTCTGCGACTGCCACATGGTTGTATACGGCTTACCACCGGTCTCAAAGAACTTGGCCTCGCCCTCACCAGACCCCGGACTCTTGATGAGCATGACGACCGCAAACGGCTCATTCGTATGGATCGGGAACGCGCTGTTCGTGCCGAAGCCAGAGGCCACGCCACTTACCTTGCCGTCGCGGCGCTCGGCCTCAAATCGGAACCCGTCGTAGATACAAAATGAGTTCTTGGCGAATCGCACGCCCCATGACCCCGGGAACTCAATGACAGGCGCGTACCCTGCTGGTGCGGCGTACAAGTCTCTTTGATTCCCAGACCAATCCGGTATGACATCGAGGATTTCTCGGTCGGTTATTCCGGTCATCTGCTGGGCGTCATACCACGACCAGAGCGTGCTCGTCGGCAGGTCGTTCGGGTTCCACGCGATAGACGGGTTGTTGCAGTCGCCGGGCGTGACATCGTCCCGTGTGTCATCCGAGTCGAAGACTGCAAAGACATCGCCGTCGTCATTCAGATCGACCCCAACGCCCTTGGAAGGGACTGACCGGTCCCACAAGACATTGGGCGACGATGCGCCCAGCGAGTTGTAGACGACGATCTCCCCGCCACCTGACTTTCGAGTCAGGACCACAAGCCTGTCTCCCTGCAATGCAAGGTCCACTGGCTGAGCATCGTTCATGTCGAGGTTCCATGTCTCGACCAAACCATCGTCCGATTGTTCGTATCGAATCACGCGCCCGCCGTACCGGGTCGCCCCCCCGGTCCTTACGGCCACAAACACATTGTCCAGTGTATCCACAACAACCGCACTGATATATTCGTCCTCGCTCGATGTCGGCACTTGCTCTGTGAACAGCCATGATCCCTCCGAGGTGTATTTACTCAACTTGTCCGGCGGCGTCGCGGCGAAGACATCCCCGCCGCGCGTCACAGCAATATCGGCGACCGCGTCCTTGCCATTGACTGTTTTCTTCCATTCGACCGATGGACCAGAGGATGTATCACGGACTGTATAGGTCGTGAGGTTTGTGTCGATCGTGACCTGTACAAGTTCCTGAGCAAAGTCCGGGAACACCTGCTCGTTGACATACTGGGTGATACCAGATCGCTGAGCACCCCGGATGCGTGTCGTCTTGGGATCGCGGCCACGGACATTGCGCAGCGCCATGCTCGTGTTGGGAACCTGCCTGTCCAGTGCGAAGGTCTCGGCAAGGCCCTTGAATGGGAACGGGATATCAACCGGCTTCGGCAACATTTCCCCCTTCCGAAAGCGGTAGAGCGCCCAGTGGCCTGACAGAGAACCGCTCCATGATGTTCCATGGGGAACCATTGGAGTCGAATCGGTGGGCCAAGAGCCCCGCCAGCACCCGTTCGTGGTCCCGGTGGGCCCGGAGTGGGTGGTCACCGAGAGCAACTGTCGGAACGCCGAGCAGGGAAGCCTCGTACAGACAGGTCGAGGTGACCCCGACGACCACAGAAGCACGGGCTGCTTGGTCGAGAAACAAACCCTCGGCCCGGAGGCTGGATCGTGGGCCGAGGATCAGGCGAGAGTTGTCTGTGATCTTTGGGTGCGGTCGAAACACGATTTCGCGGCCCGGATACATCGACTCGACTTGCTGGACAAGGTCTTGCATGGTCCGCCCAGACCAGTGGTAGAAGACTTGTGTGTCGTTGGGCACTTGGAGCGGCACGAGCACCGATCCGTCTGGTGCTCGCCTGTGGCGTCTAAGCAGCGCCTCACGCTCGCGGCGCATCTGGGCCATGTCAGTGGGCGTGACCCACCCAAGGTCGCCACACAGCGACGAGCGGCCACAGAAGCCGCGTCTGTCGATCAGGTAGGTCTTGTGCTGGGGGAGGAGCCCGAGTTCGAGGAAGCAATGGGGAACCCGCTTAGCCCGGCAATAGTCCGCGCACGCTCCGGTGTTCCCCTGCTCGCCATTCCATATCACGGCGAACGCCGCGTCCCTGAGCAGGCCATCACAGTTGTACAAGAACTCATTGCGGGGGATCGTGCGGAGCCGCAACCCATAGACCGAGGCGTACCGCTGGGCCACCGCGAGAGAAGGTTTGTGCGAAAGTTCGCCGATGTAGATGAGCGAGTTGTATTCCATTGTGCCTCCGTTACGGTGCCGGGACCGAATCAGGATACACAAACAAGTCCCTCCGGGCACGCATACCCACGCCATTGATGACTGGGGCCCCTCGCACCGGGAATGGCTGCATCATGTCCTCACGCCGGGCCATCGCTACCAGGCCGGAGTTTGCAATAGAGTCTACACGCTGTTCGAGCGAGGCCATGTCGTCCTCCTCGAAGGCGAGCGTCATCTCGCGCAACAACCGCCAGAACACCATCTCCATGAATGACGGCATATTCAGGACGACCGACGATCCATTGGCACCAGAGACCTCAACCCACTTGCGGTAGTAGAACAGTCTGAGACCGCCAACCTTGGTTTCGCTGGGCGTCGGCCAGATTTCGAGCCTCGGGACGCTCGGCACATAGTCAGGGCTCGCCCCCGGTCCGTAGGTCATGGCGAGGGCGTAGCCCGAAGACTGGTTGTAGTTCGAGTTCCGGTATTCGGCGATTGTGCCGATATCCACGAGCGTCGTCGTGTACCCCGAGTCGCTGGTCACCTCGATTGCGGCCATCCGACCGAAATCGGTTGGAAGTGTGATGAAATCCTGATCTTTGACCAGATCGACAAGCGCCTCGGGGCCACGAAGCCAGTTCCAGCGAGCCAACTGGACCATCTGGCGACCAGCCATGTTGATGATCGCGTCAGTCCCGAACATCTCGGGCACGCTGCCACCAACCTTGGCGACAAAGGTGTCTGCCTGTGCGGCTGTGATTGTCACGCTGCCCTCCTATGGCGGGGAGGCCAGTGTTTATGCTGACGACCCGAAGCCACTCCATCCGTTGAACAATACGCGGCCAAGGGCTGCTGTAGATGGCCCGGTCAACGCCTCAATCGCAATGCCCAGAATCTTCATACCCGTCGAGGTGTCGGCGTCGAGTTCGCCATTGGACGAACCGGCAACCAGTGGATCACCTTCGGCGACATTACCCGTTCCCTTCGACACGAGCGCATCGACTTCGCCGGCTATCAAGACCTCGAACTCAGCATTATCAGCCGCCGCCTCAAGGGCGATGCCGAAGATGCCATATCGTGGTGCCCACGAAGCCGCAGATCCAGAGTCAACAGCGGCACCATATCGAGAGCCACGAGAGGTTGAACTCTCAGGGGTCACGAACGCAAGCCCACCCTCGCCGGAGTTGGCTACTTCCGCCTCAACGCCAGCGATATCAAGGGCGACCAGTTGGCCAACAACAACGGCGGACCCGGTCAGATTCTTGCACGGCGCGGTGTCTGGTACGGGCTTGAAGCCGATCGGTCCACGAATAGGGGTTCTAAACATGACAGTCTCCTGTGGGAAATGCTCTCCCGGTTCAGTGAATCACGCGGACGCGACGACTGGATATACGATGCCCTGCCGGCGGAGTGAGGATGCACAAATCTGCAACCACATGACGACCGGCTGGACCCACACTTCGATCTGGCGGTCCGGCTCTTTCGGCTTGCGCTTCTCAAGCCACTTGTCCTTGTGCATCAACAGCATCAAATAATAGGTATTGAGCCAGTAATACCGGGGACCGGCATTAGCGACGGTCGCCGCTGACTCACCAACAAGGCCATTGCCAGCCGCGTTGAGATACAACTCGGCATCGCGCAGGGCCTCGACTTCCTCCAGCATGTGACCGTGGAAGGTCACCTCACCATACGAGGAGTCTCGCGGATTCATCACATTGCCACGAAGTTTGTCACCAACCTCCTGCAACATATTCTCGTACTGAGTTACTCCGTCTTCCGAGCACGCGAGAAACATCCGCGTGTAATTGTCGGCCTCAAAGTGCTCCTGTCCGATCGTCGGGGGCTTGAAGCGCAGGCGGCGGCGCATCTTGCGGAACGACGCAAAAAGGCCAAGTGTCGAACTGGCCAGCGTGTTTGGGTTGTACGAGATGCGCTGATTGTCCCACGCCGGCTTGGTCGTCGGGTCAATGTTCTGCTTGGTCGTCCACGCGGCGGTCACGCCGGAGATTGCCGGGTACAGGCCATTAGTGAACTCGTTGATGAGCGCCGGGATGCTCATGGCATCAGCGGTCTGACCCTTCGCCGGATTCTCCATCGTCGCGACATTAGGCTGGGCCCAAAGCAGGTCATCAAGGCCCTCGACGATCGAGGTGATAAGGCGCTGCTCCTTCTGGTTCTTGACATCCTTGAGCACCGTCTTGACCGCATCGCGGCTCAGCCCGGGCACAAAGTTGTGGAGGATTTCACCTTCCTCCCACACCATCTCCTCGGTATAACGGGCCCATCCATTCTCCCACTCATCGCCCGTCTGGGGATTTGAGTAGTTGTGGACATCATGCGGCCCGTACGAGCGGAAGTTGCTTGTGACATCGAGCAACATCCGGTCCTTGACCTTCGGGCCGGTGTGGACAATCTCAGACTTTCCTCGCCCCCGAAGGAATCGCGGCATCAACTGGTTCCGCCGGATGGCATCGTTGACGATGTCCATGGGGGAACTGACATAGGTGAAGGGGGTGGACTCCATCAATGTGGCAAAGATTTCTGCGGTGGCCATGGCGGGTACTCCCGTTATGGCCTCTTGCCGGTGTGATGGTGCCTCTTGCGGTCAATACGCCCGGACGCTGGCAGGCTCCACGGGCGGGACGGATACGGGGCATACTACCGCCCCAGTGGCCTGTTGGCAAGTCAGGCGATCACAGGCCAGACTGGTAATAACCCTCGTTGGCCCTCTGCCGCACCGTGGCGGACGGAAGGGATTTGTCCACGAGGTCGCCAAGCACGCGGTCAGTCAAGACCTCGGCGGACTTCACGGCATCTGGTGGCTTGGGTGGGTTGCGCCTCTGTGTGGGCTCTTGCGGCACCTCGCGGCGCTGTGCGGCCAGTTTCTTGGCCTCGTGGGCGTCAATCGCGGCCCGGCGCTCGGCACCTAAGACTGTGAGAGCCGCCTGATCGAGCAGTTCCATCGGCGGGAGGCTCATACCGAGGTTCCCAAGGCGTGTTGCAACAGCCTTTACCTCATTCCACTTAGTGTCATCCTTGATTTCTGGCCACCGCTCGGCGATCCGTGGGCGACCGACCTCGGCTACCAACTCGCCGACGATGCTGGCCATGGACGCCATCTGGGCGGCGTGTGCGGCGTCTCGCTGACTGATAAGTGTTTGGACTGCCTTGGCCTCGCTCGATGTCAGGGCAGCAGACACCTCCTCTGGGAGTTGGATTTCACTACCCGCGTCTGGCTTGGCCTCGTCCGGGAGTGCCACCACGAGCGTCTCGACGAGGTCCGGGTTTGACCGAACAAGGTCCATGACCTCTTGTGGCGTCTTCCCCTTGCCCAACAGGGCCTTCATCACCCGCTCGACCTCCGGCTTCTTGAAAAAGTCCTCGCTCAAGCCAACAGTCTCGGGCTCAGGTTTTTCCTTGTCATCAAGGGCTGGCTCGCCGTCGGCTTCGGGCTCGGCTTCGGGCTCGGGCTCGGGCTCGGGCTCGGGCTCGGGCTCAACAGTCTTTGGAATGTCAACATTTGGGGTTGGTGGCTGCCGGGCTGCCGGGTACGCCTCTCCCTCCGGCTGCGCGTCCAGAAGGGCGTCTACCGCCGCGTCAATCGCCGGGTCTGCCGCCGCTGCCGCTGCCGCGTGCGCCTCTGGGTCTGTGATCTGAATGTCACCCATGCCTATCTCCTTTTCATTCGTCCCAAGTCAGTTTACCACGCCCGGGAGTGTCGTTGTTTCGATCAACATACTCATTGATCTCTTTCTGGTTGTGGAACACCACCTCCCCGTGCTCGTTACAGCGGGGGGCCAGTTTATCATTCAACGGCAGTTGGAGGCTCAGATGTGGCTTGAAACCACGAGAACCCAGCACGGCATCTGACATCACCCGGACAAGACGCCGGCCCTTGTGCGTGATCTCATCGCCGATTGAAACCGCGTCGGCCATCGGCATGAAGATCGTGACACTCTCACCTGTCTCAACATCGTTGAATGGGTATTCAGGCATCAGACCACCACTATTATACCTCTGCAACCAGTTGAACAACGGCGAAATACTCACGCACCCTTGTTGTGGGCTGCTCAAAACCGAAGATTGAAACCTCGGCGACATAGCCAAGTTCTCGGTATCGTCTGATGACGCCGGCTCTGCGAGATTCCAACTCGGCCTTCAACTCGTCATCCATAAGCCCGCTCGACGGGTCGTCTGTGAACAGGTCGATACGCCCATATGGTTTCATCGCTGATTGGAGGTCGATCATGTCGTCTTCCTTTCGATCCCGACGAATAAGTACCGGTGCTCGCTCTCGAATGGTACGCCGTTCTCAGGGTCGTCGATGGTGTCCGGGCCGACGATCTTCGGTCGCCTGTCGTCGTCTTCGAGCACATACAGGGCGCTCACGACCTTGCCCGTGTCGTCACAGCACACAACGGTCCGCTGGCGGTGCAACTGTTTGACATCCTCCTCGGTCTTGCCATCAGCCGGCCCGCCAACAAAGAGAGTGTTCCAGATCATCGGAAGTCCCACACGGCGGTCGCCGGGGTGAGTTCACTGTACACCTTTGGCGCTCCCAATACGGCCATAGCACCACTGATCCATGGCCGTGCAAGATTGTTGGAGTCGTGAGCGACAATCAACTTCGCTCCAAACTCAACCGCGAGATCGAGCGGTCTTTTTCGGTGCCCCATTGTCGGCCCGTTATCAATAAACACCTCGATGTCGATACCCATTGATCTAATCTCATCCATGCCCACGCGGGCTTTGCCGAGTTCCATCGTCCGGTCAATCACAAGTGCGATGTCCGCCGGGCAGGCCCGCGTGACTGCATTAGCCCACTCTGGGTTTGACTCATAGCAATAAAACGGGATGCCGCGAGCCTTCGCCAACCCAGCAAGCATCGGCGTTGAATAGAAGCCACAACCAAACTCAAAGATCGCCGCACCGTCGTCACGGCGACCATTCGAGAAGGCATGGGCAAGCACGGGCATGTGTGTGGCGTACGGATCGAGCCCTTGTGTTCTCCAGAGGTGGTCTTGTTTCTTGCTTCGGGGTGGGAGATTCATCGTAACACCACGCTTTCTTTGGCCGCCTTGATGTTCCACCCGCCGAGCGGCACGCCCGTCTCTGGCTCAAGTCGTTTCAGCAACGAGCAGATCGTGCCATCTGGCTCCATTCTCATCCCGTCGAGGAAACCATAGAAGTCAATGGTCACAAGTGGTGGTCGCTGCTTCTCGAACTTGTCCATCGAATCGAGCATGGAAAGGCCATTGGACTCCCACTGCGCCGCTAGTGTCCCCGGGTTCTTTCTCACGCTCGAAGCGACCGAATCGGCGAGCGGTCGCACAACCCGGATGGTCACGACCGGCATGTTCACCCAATCCGGAACGGCGCTCCACAGGTGCATCCCCGGCATCTTCACACCAGCCGGACGACCATTCGCACGGATCAGTCGCCTGTTGACATACCGCCGGAGCGCAACCGCGTCCTCTAGTACAAGTTCCTTGACCTTCTTGTTCTTGGTGTGCTGGTGTATGTGCGGGAGATACCCGCGATCCTCGTAGGTCGGATACGACTCTCCGTTCGGGTATGACTTGACGCGGCCCCGGATGTCGCCCATGTCGAAACCGGCATGGTGGAGGATGCCTGCGACGAGACTTGTTCCCCCCCTTGGGAGCCCATAGATGACGGCGAGTTTATTCATGTTTTTGGACCCCATCCAATCGGACCAGTTACCTCTTTCGCGTCATCGTGCCGCCCGTACCGTATATGCAATATGGTTTCTGGCGTGGAACTTGCATCTGGTTTTGATACATATGGGTGGTTGATGATCCTTGATGCGAGCCTTGCAAAGTTATCAATAAGCATATGCGGCCCTGTAAGCCACCCAACGGTCCTTGGGACGCACTCAGCCTCCATGGCCCTGCTCATGGCTTTTTCGTATATTTTATCAATAACCCTCGGTTCCTGCCCGAGTCCAGAGTACATAAGCCCATTGCACACTGTCTTCAACCCTTTCCCATGGTGTGATTTCGGGTTGAACAGGACGAGCCCAGCATCATTCTGTAGTCCAAGCGCGAGCGGGTCTTTTATGGCTGTTGTATCACAGTCAGCCCACAAGCCACCGACACTGGCCAAGAGTTTGTACCGGAAAAGATCAGACAGGAGCCTGTACCTATTTCTCCATGATGCTGCCGCTGCTCTTGGCCCAAGCCTTATTGTAAAGCAATGGTCCACAACATCTATGCCAAGAATGTCAACCGCATCCTGAACGCCATACCGGCGCATTTCAAGGCCGGGCCACTTGTCCCAAGATGACATACAGTCAGCAATAAGTGGTGGTACCTCGTTGAACCACGCCTGATGTACAATCAGCGTCATAACTTCCCTTCGTCGTAATCTGGCTCTCTTGTTTCAACCCACTCGCCAGCCTCACTGCGCCACCAATGGAATCGGCTGCGCCACGCCGGACCGGAAACAGCCACGAACCAATATGGCTTATAGTGATAGATTCTGTGGGCCCGCGCGGCGTGCATGAAATACGGCACGAACGCCCGCCTCCTGACAAACGACCACCAAGGGCCGGCATTGCCGATGCTGCCCGGTCGAGGATGATCCCGGGCGTACAACTCGGTCACAGCCCGCGTACGGATGATTATCGCCGAAGATCGGTGGCTATGGAGACAAGGCGATGATTGTCCTCGGCCCCACACGACGCGAAAGAAATAAAAGTTCAGTTGCTTCATATTGCCACAAACGGCCCGATCTGGCAATGTGCATCTCCACAGACACAGCGGGCCCCGCGACTATCCGCCTCTTGCCTCTTGGCGGCACGATAATCTCATCTGGAACACTGGACGAGAGCCGTAACGCCCCGCACGGCTCACCCGGTCTTCCATCTCCCGCATCTCAGAGTATGTATAGACCTCCTGCGGGACCAACATGACAATCGTCTCTGGCGGGTCGGACACAAACCGGCTTGCCATGTAAGCCCGACTAATCCGCGACGCACTCCGCGTGACCATCTCCATGTGCTCACGCTTGCCGGGCACCTCTGGCGGCTCATCGCCCCCAGACTTGGTGGTTGAGAGTGTGCCCTCAAGCAGCCGGTCAAAATCGGACTTCTCTGGCCTTGGTGGTGCGTATGAAGCCCCTGGGCCATACTTCATGCCCGTCATGCCTTCTCCCCCGACAACAGTCTGTTCCGCTTGGCACACCACTCGAAGATCGGGTAGTGCTCCCCGTCGTCGTCGCAACAGGTCCAGTTATCCCGTGCCCCGTGTTTGGCCACGAACGCAATGGCAAGGTCATTACCTCCGTCGTTCGTGAACAAAACACGGAGTCTGTCGCCATAGTACAGGTCGATCGCATCAAGGAGCATCATGCCAATGCCCTTGCGCCGAGTCTCCTCTTTGACCTCGATCCAGTGGAGCACGAACTTGCGGTCTTTATGTGCCCCGGGAATCCGGTACACCGAGGCACACCCCAGCGGGATGCCCACGAGGTACGCGGCCCAGTGGTCACCAGCGGCGGCAAACGGCGGGCACGCATCGGAAGGCAACTTGAACCGCATGATGTTGACATGATCGAACGAGTTGCTTTCCTTGCTCGCCTCACTCAGTTTCAGGGGGGGATTCTCGCTCATTGTTCTCCCTCTCGATGTCATCCTCGATCGCGGCCTCCCGATTCGCCTCGTCCTGATCTGCCGGAGGCTCGCCGGAGACTGCAATGCAGGCCGGCGTAAGTGGCTCGGGCTCAACTTTGGCATGAGGGAAGAACGCGCCGACGATGCTCGTGAACAATATATCCTTGATGCGCTGACGCTCCGGGAGTGCGTCGTACGACAGGATGCACGGGTGGGCCTTAGCCTGCTCGTCCTCGACCTCGCCGTACTCCCATCCAGCAGCCTCTTTCGCGGCCAACCAGCGTTCATGTGATTCCCGTGGGCCAACAGGCTTGAACCACTGTGCCTTGACCGCCGTGGCCAAAGTGTTAATGCACTCGGCGCTCACGGGCTTCGGTTCCTCGCCGATAGACACCCGGAAGTCATTATTGACCTCGTGGATGATGCGTGCGCACCTGCGAACCATGTCATCTACCTTGCGTGTGTATTCCATGATATCTCCATATTGTGCCTGCCTCACAAGAGGCTGTAGGCAAGTGTGACTGAGATGATATACAAGACCCATCCGACGATAGCAAAGGCTGTCCAGAGTGCGTTGAGGCGTTCAAGGCGACGGATGCGCTGCGTGAGCGCGCTGCCACCCATTATTTTCAACAAAACCAACTTGTTTGCTTCATCGAGAAGTTGCTCGATGCGGGTCAGGCCAGTCTCCGGGTTGACCGCCCATGACCGGACGCGGATGCTGATTAGGCCGCCGGGTGATGGTTTTGTCGGCGATAAAGCGTGTTCCATATCCACCTGTTGCGGAACTTCAAGTTCTTCCGGCCTTGTCGCCACGACAACATTGCGGTCCGGGATGATCGGCTCTGTTGTCAGGTATATCTGTTCTTCGGTCATAACATCACTGCCCTTCCCTCGTCGATGAGACTGTTGATAAACAGACTTTCCCACTGTTCCCGGTGGTGCCCGGGCTGCATCGTGCTCGGGAAGTAGTGGTGTTCTTTCACGCCTCCGGTAAAGCAGTCGAAGCCAGTGAGGTGGACCGGCCTGTCGGTCGTGCCAAGCCACTCGGCCATGATCGCCCCTGTGCTCGGTCGGCCAATGCGTTTGGTCTTGGCGAGTTGTTGCATCCGGATCGCCACACTGTGCCACAGTTCATCTGGCACGATGTCAAAGGCCAGACGCCCACGAGTCTTGCAGCACAGATTCTTGGCACACTGGATAGCCTCCTGCCGCCGTGAGGAGACATGGAAATACGGGTCACCATCAACGCCCTGCCCAAACACATGTGGGTTGGCCACGACAACGCCACGCTTGATCGACACAGCCCGAACTGGGTGGCGATGGACTTGGGCATTGCCGTTGATGACCCAAATATCTGTGCGTAGGCCGACAAACCGCTCGTATCCCTCTCTCTCGAACAGGTTGAACCGCACGACGCAACCAAACGAGTCAATCAGGTCGCCGTCCAGTTTGGCCGTGGCGCTCGGGCCATTGCCAACCAACACAACTGATTCGTCTAATGAAACAAGGTAGGTCATCGGCCAACTATAGCCGTGACCCCTGTCCAAGACTACCCGCACTCTCGGCCATCACGCTCTGAAATGGCTGTATCGCCGGGTCAGACTGTAGGGCGGGCGTGGGTGCCGCAGAGCCCCCAGAGTCGCCGGAGTACGACGCCTGTGGCGCGTCTGGCTTTGATGACGCTGCCATCTCGACGCCCAACAACTGCGACGCCATCTCGTAGTCCACGACCTCGTCGAAGTCGGGGATATTGAGTGAGTCTCCCATCCGGCTGAGAATCGACTTCCAATCGACCTCGGGGAACTGGCGGATGACCGGGGCCATCGAAGCAATGAGGTTTGTGGCCTGCAAAATGCGGCGACTGTTGAGTGCCTCGGTCGTGCGTTCCATGCTCATCGTCTCAATCGAAAGGTCGAGGTTCCAGAACGAGGCCTTACTGCTCGGGTCAGGGTCGCCGCCCTTGAACACCGGATTCTGCATGTCGAGGCCTATCTCCTGTGCTGCCTCTGGGCTCAGTGGTATCTCAATCTCATCGTCGTGATAGATGTACCACAGGGCGCGTGTGAGCACTCCGATCGTGTATTTCTGAAACTCGATCTTGAGCCGGCTGATCCGCGTGTCTGTAACCTTGTCCGCCACCGCAACCTCGGTTGCTGTTCCGCGCCCCTCGACCTCACCACGCTGGGCTGAGTCGATGCCAGATGTTCGCTCAAGAACCATCTGCCACAATTGAATCATCTGAATCTGCGACTCGCTGACCCCGCCGATCTCGACTTCAATGATATTCCTTCCACCTGTTGCGTCTTTGAGACCCGGGATCGGCACGACATACCCGTCTGGGCTGCCAATAACCGCCTCGGCGGTTTGGATGTCCGCGTCATCGACGAAGACAATCCGCTTGTATCGTCGGCTGGCGTTGGCCGCTGCCGTGACTTGGTCATTGAACTCCTCGACCTGCGAATAGACGGCCGCGAGAGGACTCAGGGGCCACGGGTCGTCCGTTGACCCCATGTACGCGCCGCCCATCACATACGGGCCTTCTGGCGGGCCCCAGAAGGGGATTGGGTCCCGGACCGAAACGCCCCTCTCGTCCTCCTGCTTGCCGTCCAGTGGGCGATCAATGGCGATCGTGTACAACCCGCCGAAGAACCCGTCGTCGATGCCCAAATCCGGGTCCGGCTGTGCGTCGCGCACCCAGAACTGGAACAACACAACTTCCTTGCGTGTGGGAATATCGTGGGATCGGCGCTCTTTAAGGCGGTCGATGCCGATGTCGTCACCAAGCGCCTCAATCGCACTGGCGTTCCACCCGCGCTCCGGGTGTTCTTTCGCCTCTTTGAGCAGGTCTTCCTTGTCGCGGACGATCAGGTGCCCCATCCATCGCGCCTCGTCAAAGCAAAGCGTACCGGGGTCCATAAAGAACCGTCGAACAGGCACTCGCTCGACAACAGGCCACCCCGGGGCTTTGGGGTTGCGGTACTCGTACTCATCTTTCTTGCCCTTGCGGTGCTCGACATACGCCACGCACCACGCGAACGAAAAGTCCATGGCTGCACGCACGAGATGATCCACGAGTTTCGTATTGACGATCCACTTCTGGCCCGCGTGTTTGAGCGCCTTAGACACAAGCCTATCGTTCTCGTCCGTGCTGTCAGTCGAGACCAGGAGTTTCGGGTTGTCTTGGATGATGCGTGGGTTGATGAGGGTGATGTACTCGAAGAAGTGATTAGCCAGCATCCGTTCGCTCGTCGTAATCGACTTGAACCCCTCCCCGTGATAGGCCGAGATCATCCGCTCGTAGTACGGCAAGTGTTGGTCCCGATCGGCCTCACCTGCCTGGAACTCCTGCAACATATTGTCAGCGCTGGTGTCAAGCATTATGTGGATACTCCGTTTCTCAGGTGCGGCGGGATTCGCTCGGGGTCTTCCAGGATGCTCGGCGGCCAGTCAATGTTGACACCACGACGACTGGCGGTGTGCTGGCGATATATCGGGATGTCCGATGCGGCGTCGAATATGACCTTCGGCTTGCCATCTTTCTCGACCACGACCTTGACAAACACAGCCCCACCTATGCACATCCACTCTTCGGTATTTGGCCTGACCACAAGCGGCATTATCTGGTTCTCCCGCGGCCACGCAATCGCCCGCCGTCATCGAGATATGGGAAGGTTGCCGCCCGGGTGTATAGGTCGGCCTGGAACCCAAGGGCCGCACCATCATCACTGAGATGAAGTGGCCCGCTGTCTAACCAATCGCCAGTCCCGAGCAGTGCAAAGACATCAGCGTCGGCTGCGGCCTCGATCGACTCGCCGAGCCCCAACTCAGTGAACGCCGTGGCGTCTTCCATGGTACACCCCAGGAAGCCCTTGGTGGCCCTGAGCCGGTTGTAGCACCACACATTATCCGGGTCGGCATCTGACACGGCTTCGGCGGCATTGGCGTAGTCAATGGACTTGCCCCGGTCGCGCCACACGGTTGTCTTGACAATTTGGTGCATGAACTGGGCGTATATACCGCATGACTGACGGCCTTTGATCCCGATCGCATTGAGGGTTGATCTAATCCGGGCCACCGCGTCAGTCATGTTGCCAATCGCCGCAGATTCCGACCGGTTTTCGGTGTTAAGATCAATATCGACGACAACATCCATTGAAAAATCGGGGATCAACAGTGACCAATAGCGTTGCAACTGCTCATCGGTGCGATACTTCTGGCCATCCGTCACCGGCAGTTGTGAGTCTTTGACATCGTTCCACCCCCGCGAATTGTCGGCGTCGTTGGCCACGATGAACTTGCCGGGGCCCAACTTGAAGGTTCCGTCCGGGTTGCATTTATACCACGGCGGGATCGCAATGCACACCAACTCGTTGAGTGCAAGACCGCCGACGAGCCGGTACTCGATGGTGCGCGTCGTGCCCTGCGTGCCAAGCGAAACATAATCCTTGGCCGCGTTGATATGGTCGCTGACGCGGATCGCGCCGACACCTGCCTCGATATCCGCAGCGCTCGCGCCGTCGTACGGGAACTGGCGGAATCCGGTTGCCGCATTGCTCAGGTCAAAGTCGTAGGTTTCGACCACGCCAGCGCCGTCCGAGGTGACGATTCTCAAAACTCCTGTGTAACGGTTGATGTTGTTCGGGATGTAGACCATGGGGAGCATCTTGAGCAGGTCGCCCGTGGCGAACTTCGCCTGTGCCCCATGGGCCGCTTGGATCGTCAAGGTCATAATCGAGTTGTTTGGCCCGAGGGTGCGGTCGGCACCCGTTCCTTTGACCTCGATGATGCCGCCACACGAAACGCCATAGCGGGTTGCAGACCCGCCGGGGTTGGTCCCATACCCGCCGGTGCCATGAGCACCGTTGCAATACCATGTGGTCGTGACATCAGCGCCCAGCCCGGCGGCCATCGACACCCCGACCGCGCGGGTGTTGCCGACGCCAGTCCGCCCATAGCCCGCCATCCCCACACACTCATAACCGGCGGCAATCATCGCCTCGATATCAGCGCCGCCTGTGCGTGGGCCCAGCGCGAGGCCGACAAACGAGTCCCCGACCTTAATCCTCATACAGCCCCGTGCCGCCTTATCCATCGAGGTACGGAGGGTACTGGCGTTGCGCAGTACTGGGGCTGTCATGTCGTACGAGGTGATCTCCTCTTCGGTGGCCGTCTGGGGTATTTGCGTGCTGTCCCAGGTTGGTGCTGTCCCAGTGTATGACAGGTCGCGCTTGACCGGGGTGCCAGACTGGTCGCCAGACCCAAGGTCTTTCAGTGCGTATGTCTCGTCGGCCCCGGGTGAGGCCGAGAGCGGTGCATCTGATCGCAGGTTGAGCATCCAATAATGATTCAATATAATGCCCAGATTGAGCGGCGACCGCAATCGCTGCCCAAAAAGGTCCGCCATGGCCCGTGATCCCTCGGAGCCCCAGTAGAGCCACAAGTGGCTGATGCCGAACTTCTGCAAACCACCCGTAGACCTGAACTCAAAACCAGTCTCAGGATTGAGCGTGCCCGCGAGATTCGCATGGTTCCTATAGACCATAGTTGCAACAGGCGTGCGGGTCGCCAAGTCATAGACCGCCACGGCACATTGGTCGCCGGCTGTAGCGCCCGGCCAGTTGCCTGCTGAGTCGATCCCGTCTTTATTCCACCCCAAAACCACCCGATATTTGTTGCCCGGCGTAAGCGAGAATGTTCGAGCCGTCACGCCGACCGAGGTGTTCCAAACGAATCGGTGCTGGGTGTTATTATCTCTCTTGAATCCCAGTGGCGGCGATCCGCTCGTCCCTAATCGCCACACGAACTCCGCCGCCGAGACGGTCGGCGTGACAGGCGTATAGTCGAAGCCAAGAAACGCCATGGCTTCGGTCCCGGCAACCACAAGGCCAGTGTTCTCAAGCCTGCCAGTGCCGCCCGGGCCGTCTATAACGAGATGTCCCTGTCCATCTTGGTAAGTTCCCATGGCCGTAGTGTACACCAACAGGCCATGGGCAGCAGGCTACCCCGGCTTGTGGGCTGTTCGTTGCAGTACTGCAGGTTCTTTATCCATCCGGCATCTCGCGCACCCGCAAGTCCTCAGGCCACTCGGCGGGGTCGCCGCCCTTCTTGTTTTTGAGTCGGTCATGCGGTGCATTACAGCCATTGCACATTGGTGATCCGCCATCTACTGCCCCAAAATCTTGACATCCGCAACGCCAACACATTGGTTCGCCATCCGCGTTTACTGGCCCGACCCCCCATGTACACCGCCTGTTCGGCCCGCGACTCAACACAGGTCGGCTTCCAAGTTGCTTGACAAAGCACGGCACCGCCGCGGTCTTGCATTGGCTGACAACCGAGCGAATCCAACCAATATCGCACACACGCGCCTTTGACCCGGACTCACCGCCGACGATGACCCAATGTAAGTAGTTGCCGTCTCCGCCGGGGTTCGGCTCAGCGTCTCGCAGTTTCACATCTCGGATCGGCGCGAATACATCAATCGGCCCAAGCAGCGGCTCGCAACTCAGGAACCGCACTGCCGCCGGACACCGCAGCAGGTGCGGAATCCGCTCATCCGCCGCAGCCTGGTTCTCCACGCTCGTGCCGAGCCAGACATTGGGGAGTGGCCACACCGCTGGAGTGAGTTTCGCATATGTCCCACTAAAGTGTTCCTTGTATTCTTTCGAGTGTAAGTATTTGCCGTGCCTCAATATGGCAGCGTCACAGATGTAGCCCGGCATATATGGCCTGCTTAGATACTCCGCCATGCGCTCCGGCCGCTTCGTCAACACCTGGAAGGCGTGTTGCGGGCACAGTGCCATCACCGCAAACACCTGGTCGATGAACTCAAACGGAACCTTCGGGTGGAACAGGTCGGACATCGAGTTGACGAACACACGCCTCGGCTTCCGCCAATGACGCGGCTTGTCGATTGCTTCCTCGACGCACCGCACCTCGCCGTTGAAGTGCCGGTCCCCCTTGTCGTTGAGCACAGTCAGGCCCGCGTAACTCTCTGCACCCATCGCCTCAAGCCGATGCGACATGGTCACGGCGTAGCAGTGGTCGCAACCCGCCGAAGCACGCGTACACCCCACCACCGGGTTCCAGGTCTCGTCTGTCCATTGGATATTGCTCATTACATTGCCCTTCGCACATCAATCACCACCGCCACAATAAACAACACCCACCCCACGAGTGCGAAGACCCGCCATATCACGAGTGCGTCGCGGAGTTGGTGCTCGGGCAGTTGTTTCACAGCATGTCCTCCGGCTTAGCCCTATTTGCTTTCTCATACACCCCAACCCATGCGGCTCCAACCCGCCTGACCGAAACCGCCGAGGGCGAGCACGAAACAGTGTCTCGGTCTATTGCCTCCAACGCCTTGATCGCTTCGTCGGCGAGGGTGAATGTTTTGCATGGAATGGTGTGAGTTTTGCAGATCGGACAACCTCTGGGTGCACGCTGTTCATTATGCCATAACCGCAGGCTCTTCAATCCCTCAATCAGTTCGTCTCTGGTCATTTCGTCGCCTCCTGCACCTCTCGCATAATCGCCTCGGCCTCGGGCAGCATCGTCCGTTGCTGGTAGTGAGTCCACACCAAGACATCGCCGCCCGCACTCTCGCACAACGCTCGCCATAGACCGTCGCCGACATAGAAGTCACGCTGCATCTCGACGGTGAGTTCGTCGTTGCCTTTATATGTCCCGATCGTCGTGTGGTTGATCGACATAATATGGTGTTGGTATAGCCCGCTTTCAGCAACTTCTCGGCGACCTGCAATCACCTCTTCAAACCAAGCCAATCCATTCTTAGTGGCCTTGGCCTTCTTTCGTTCATTCATATAGAACGGTCCAAAGTAGGCATTGCCGATGTAAGCAATGTCAGCAAACCTCCTTTTCGCTTCTAAAAACTTGCGGCCTCTCGGGTGAAAGCGGCCCAGCCCGAACCCGATGGACTGGTCGAACACACCGATCCTGCGATTCGGAAAGTCTTTTTGTAGCGTCCAGAGGAGGACACTCTCCAGCCTGCATCTATCTTCGTAGTCATCCATCGAGTCAATCAGTTCTGTCTCGAAGCAGATCGGGCCGTCGTTATCAATGTCGTAGCACTTAAGAATCCACCTGAGGAACCTAGGCATGTTGATTTCTTTGATACCCTTTGGCTTGCTCCCGCCCCATACTGAGTTGGGGAAGAAGTTTACGATTGGGAACCCTTCGATCGGCATGTTTGCAAGTTCAATCGGTCTGTTTGCCAGTGTGTAAATCATTGTGTCTCCTTTGTTTCGTCTGCCCCTAGTCTGTTCCATGCCTCGATCGCCTGCCGCACCGCCGAATACTCGGTCGGAGCGGTCCGCGTCACGCACACGCCGCTCCACTTGTGGCAGGTGTGCTTTGCGATTGCACACCACGAGCGTTTGCCCAGGTGTCTGAACGAATACACATCGGCGTGTATCTTCGTCGATCCGCACAGTGGGCATGGGGTCAGTTCGTCAATCTCGGGCAGGTCGTCGTGGTTCATTTCTTGCCTCCACATTCCGGGCAGGGAACCGGCTTGACCACACCGAGATACACCCCCGCCTTGGCATCCTCGGGCAACCCCTCCCACACGGTCCACGGCTCACCCTCATCTGTATTGGCCACCTGTCCGCATCCGTGGCAACCAGGACATGCAATATTTGGTGCAATTGTTCCATTTGTAACCAGCCTGTGAATCTGGTCTCCGATGTCAGACGCGACCTGACAGAGTTGTTGCGTCTCACCATATGATGAGACGCTAAATTTGCCACCATCTCGCTTTATCGCAAACACCACTACGACTGGCGCATCAAACAATTTGGAATACTCTCGCAGGTGTCGTATTTCAGGGTCATTGTTCCACGCCATCAGTCACCGCCCTACATCATGTTCTTGGCCGCTTTGTCCCAGCCTTTCTCTCCCAAGACCTGTGATTCGATAAGCCCAATCATGCTCGTATGAGTCTTCCTTCATTCGCACAAGCCCACTTTGCACCATTGTCATCACACAATCTTTCACCGTGTCTCTATCCACATTTGCCATCTTTGCAACAATTTCCTTCATCAAGAGTTCTCCGCTGTGGCTTACGAGCCCCAAGATTTCAATTTCCAAATCAATCATCACTATCTCCTTCCACTAAACACCGCTCGATGATCGAGGACCAGCCCCCGCCGATGTCGGCCCCGACAATCTCCTCGTCATCGTCCGGCCATTCGTCCGGCTCGCTCGGGCACGCGAACGCCACATTGATCGGTGCGTCGAGCGTCATCACGCCCGCGTATGTGCTGATCGACTCGAAGTCACCGCCGCCCTCACTCATAACATCGCTCGCCGCACTCTCTATTTGCTCTGCGACAATCCTTACAGCCTGCATGGCAAGCCCGCGAGGAATGACACATATCTTCGCGCCACCATGCTCATCCTTCTCGACGATGGTCATGCACCTGTCATCCAGTTCGATCCCTGCGACCTCGTGCTCGCCATCGAATAACCGGGCCTTGATTGTGATCGCGTCCATGATTCGCTTCATTATTCGTCCTCTGGCTTCTCGTCAAGCACCTCGGTCACTATGTCATCTTCATCGCCAGCGCCGTCTCGAACGCCGACGAATACGATCCCGGTGTCGTCCTTCGGGTCCAAGCCATCCAATGCGATTACCAGACGCACTTTCTCGTATCGACAACCCGGAAACATATCGTCGGCAATGCTCGTTTCGGATTCCAACGCCTCACCATGATCATCCCAATAACAGGCATACGCACCGGGGAATCCGTTTGCCTTTGCAAACTCAATGACGCGATTCATTGCTTCAATCTTCTTGCTCATCATTTACCTCCACTACATTTGTTTCAACCAATACCTCTTTCACTCGGTAGTGCATGTCCGGGATGCGAGGGACTTTGGTTCTTGGTCCAGAATACTTTGGATCAAGTTGCCTGAAATTTCTATCTAATTCATATAGCACTGCCCGCAGCGTCCGTATATGCCTGTCCTTGTCTTCAAGTCTTGTGATGAGGTAAGCGATATGGCTCTCAAGAGACATCACTTCTTTTTCCAATGCTATCGCCTTGTCTCGCTTGGCAGCGAAATCTTCATACCAAACTTTCACCTTGTGCCTCCTCGGGCTTGACCTCGCGGAACTTGGTCCACGGGTCTAAGATTTGCTGGTCAAGTGTCATTCGTCCTCGCTTTCTCGGCGGCTTCGCGGGTGGAGTAACATTCTGTCGCTTTGAGATTGCGGCCCAAGCCGATTGCACGAACCTCATACTCGCCACAAGCCCTAATCTCTGCTATGAACCGCTCTGCCCTGCCTGTGATGTTTGTCCACAAGAACATGCCGGTGACAATCCTCACCCCATCCGCCGTCACCGGCAACCGCTCAACGATCGCTTCGAGTTCTTCGATTCGGTTGTAGGCCAGTTTGCAGACCTCTTCGATTTCTGCCATCGAGGCCGTGCATGGATCGCCGATCGCTCGCAGTCTCTCAATAAGTGTCATGCCATCCTCCATACAATTTGCAACAGACTTGCAAACGCCACCACCAGAGACACCTCGGCGAAACGCCTCGCCAACTTGTGTTTGCCTATGAAATCACCAAGACCGCGAGCAGCACGGCGAACAACACAGCATAATGCAGCACGAGGTCACTCTTTCTTCCATTTTTGCTCAACTTCATCATCTCCGAGCCATTCGCCCATAGTTCCTTTCGAGTATATCGACCTGTTGGCCCGATGTCTATACCTTCGTTCAGGGTCAAGGTCATGGCCCTGTACGAACATCATGGCGTATCGCAGTTGATCGCAACCATGATCCGCGAGCCCTTGCTCTGGTTCCTCTTTGACTGGCTTTCCGTCCTTGAACTCGGCCCAGACATACGACGGTATCTCGTCCTCGGTGCAGAGCGGGAGCGCGTCCTCGACGAGTTGCGGGTCTGGTTTGACGAGCCCACCACGCACCAAGAATAACTGGTTCTCCTTGAACGCCTGTCTCACTACATCGAGGCCCGCATGGTCGTTATTGGCTGGCACGGCGATTTCCTGCCCCTTGCGGTTTTTGGCACGGCCCATCTGTCGGTTGATGTATCTGATGTCGTCTGGTCTGGCTGGGTCACAGATGATGCGGCGGATATTGTGATCTCGCTGCCACCTGACCGCGAGATCGGCCCACCAGTCGATCGTCTTCTCTACGCGGTAGTGCTCGGCGATTCGGTAGACGCGGCGGTCTCCGGTCACGCCATAGAGAGCCATGCAGCCGGGATTGCGGAAGCCGAAGTCGCAGGCCGCGAATGTCCAAGCGAACACCGGCAGGTACCGCCCGTACGGCCTTGTGTTGGTCCGCTCGCCGGCGTTGACGAGGTGGATCGACGGGTCGTAGGTTTCCCAGATCGCACCCTCGGCGGTCACCCAGAGGCCCAAGAACAGGCGGTCACGGCGCACACCCGACAGGCGCTCAAGCCGCTTCATGTACTCGCTCCCGAGGTGTGTCGGAGAACCGTCGTCGTTGAAGTACGCGGGGTTGTCCGTGTGCCGGGTCAGGAACCGCTCCATGACGCTGCCAGCCCGCTCTGGTCGCCTGTTGAGCCAGTGAGAAGCCGCATCCGGGTTCGTGTCCGTTATCATCGGCTGGCCCATCTCCAGCACATTGTTTCGGAGCGAGCGGAACAGGCTCTCGTACTCAGCCTCGGACAGTTCGGTCGCTTCGTTGATATAGATCAGGTCGTATTCGGTTGAGAACAACCGGCTGGGCTGGTCCATGCCGCTGAGCACGATCTCAGAGCCGTTGGCGTACACATACTTGCGACGGTGCTCGCGCGAGAGTTTGCGGCGCAGCAACCAATCGCCGGGCAGGAGCACCTTGTTCTCGAAGGTCATCAGCGTGGACTCGTTCATGTCCACACGCACGGCACGCATTACAAGGCATCTAATCCCGGGGTGGTTACGGCACAGCGTGTCGATCAAGGTCAGGATCGTCCGGGACTTCCCGGTACCCGCCGGGCCTTCGACCAGTGCCTCCTCGGGCGGGTCTCTCGTGACGAAAAAACGCCGAAGAAGTTCATTGCAAGCCCCTCTACAGCGGTATCGGTGCTCGACTATTTTGTTGGCCACGGTTGACAAGGTGTTGCCTTATACCTATAATCTAGTATGCCTCGTGCGCGTGCCGGATCGTACCGGTGGCCTCGTGGCGCATCCTCACAAGTAATAGGAGTTCCCCAATGGCTACAAGAAAGAGCAGAAAGAAAAGTTGGAGTGTCGAGTTTACGAACCGAAGCGAGTGGCCTGACTGGTTCTTGCGCCTCGTCGTCGAGGTGTGCCAGACAAAGGAGGCAACATGACCATCATCATCCTGAGCGAAGCAACTCTCGACCGCATCCGCCGGGCCATCGACATGACCGGCTTCGAGTCCCGGATCATTGCCGGGCGCGTCGAGCGGCAGAACCTCCGCAACATGGAGCGGCACACCGGGCGCATCTGGTGTCCACAATGCGGTTCGGACGAGATCGAGTACCTGCGCCGCGATGAGATCGGCGAGGACCGCCCCGAGGCCGACCTTGTTGGGGCGTGGTCCTGCCTGATCTGCAACTACGAGAACCGCGAGTTCCGTGAACGAGAAGATTGATTGATCGCTGGCAGAAATGGAGTGTTACGGGCTGTCAGCGAAACCCCAGGGACAGGAGAAAACGATGGAAAATACGCAGACAAATGATCTCCAGTACGCAGTCGTCGTCTACGCGAACGACAAGTGTGTGCCCGTACGCTTCAAGTCGCTCTTCGCTCTCGGGGGAGGGCGTGGGTACGAGGATTATCGTGGCAGGCGATGCCGTATCTGCTCGCGCCACGAGTCGTATGAGCAGGCAAAGGTTGCTGCGTCACTCGCATCTTACAAAAACAACGCTTGAAACATCCTGCCGCCCCGGGGTCACGCTTGCGAGGCCAGGTTGATTATACATCGCCGCCGGGGCGGCTCCCCGCCGTCCGCCGAAAGGCGGGCGGGCGGAGATTTGAACCCACTCCACCTCTTAAACGACTCGACTTTTTTCTGGTGGCCTGTTGACATGGCTGTAGTCGTGGGGCTACACTTCTCCGTGGCCCGATGGTGGGCCGCCTCATAGACAGGAGATTCAGAATGGCACATGAAATCACACGCACGGATCAGGTCGTACTTCACAAGCGGGCTGCTTGGCATGGGCTGGGCATCGTCGTCGAAGAAGCGCCGACAACTCTTGAGGCACTGCGCATGGCCGGCCTCGACTGGACGGTCGAGCAGTTGCCCCTCGAAGCATGGGACAAGGCCAGCGGGACGAACATCCCGGTGGACAGCCACATGCTCAACATCCGGTCTGACAACCATGAGCCCCTTGGTGTCGTCGGTTCCGGCTGGTCGCCGATCCAGAACCATGAGGCTCTGGTTGACTTTGTTGACGCGCTGGCATCAGAGGGATCGTCGTTGGGCGTCAAGGTTGAGACCATGGGCTCGATCCAAGGTGGCCGCAAGGTCTGGACATTGGCCCGTGGTGACCAGTTCAAGATCGGGACCAAAGGCGACGACCATGCCTACCCGTATCTGCTCGTGGCCATGGGGCACGACGGGTCTATGGCCCTCCGCGTCCTACCCACGACCATCCGTGTCGTCTGTCGCAACACGCTCGACGCGGCAGCCGGAAATGGCACGGGCTGGAAAGCAGCGGCCTACACCGTCCGGCACAGTGGCGACACCCAGATCAAGGTCGAGGAAGCCAAGGCGGCACTTGCGTTGTTCGATTCCTCGATCGCGGAAACCAAGAACCTGATCGGATGCCTGAGTTCCCGCGATGTTGACCGTCGGGATATCGAGGCGTTCTGGCTCGATGTCTACACCCGCCAGTTCGGTGGAATCCCGGCGAACCCGGGCGACCGTAGCGAGGAACGCCGGCGGGAGAAAGGCATCGACGCCTTCGCCTCGATGACCGAGCGGTTCGACACGGAGAGCCAGAAGTTCGGGGCAACCGCTTGGATCGCAGCCAACGCCTACACCGGTTGGTTGCAACATGACCTCGCTGCTCGCGGCAAGGACCATCAGGCTCGCCGCGAGGCCAAGGTCAACTCCAACATCTTTGGGGTCAACTCGGCAAGGACACGCGAGGCCATGAAAGTGGCCCTGCAACTGGCCTGAGCAGCCAGATAACCTCCAGTGACAGGCCCCGGGCGAAGGCTCGGGGCTTGTCTTTTGCGCTCCGGTGGGTACTATCAAACTACACCTCAAACACCACGGGAGTTGATATGAAACACGCCTCAGATTATCTCGGCAATCCTGATTTTTTGATCGTCGGCCTTGGCGCTCAGCGTGCCCATCTGTCAGAAACCGCTCCGAGTAACGGCCACCTTTATTCACTGTGTGGCCATGAGTTCCCAGACAGTTCAATCCAAACCGAGGATGCCATTACAGATCGCAAAATCTGTTCAGCGTGTTCGAGAATCGCTGATCGAACCATCGGTCGTCGGAACGAGGCTTTTGCGTGCAGCGTCGTCGATGACGCCCTTGACCCTCGGGGTATTGAGGCGG